CTACTAAGCAACTAACGAAAGAATTGGACGGATGGACGTCTTTCTGGGGAAACTTGTTGTATGATCGCTATGTTCCTGAAGGTGTCAAACAGTCTTATCTCGTTCGCGGTATTAGGCTACATTTCGATGTTGCTGCCACTTTCTACGATTTGTCTCGTTGGTCCCATAGGGTCCTAAAATTCGCTGGTCTATACTATCTCTATTGTAAATTCTTTGCGATTGACATTTCAATTCCTTGGACCATTTCTTGGACATCTGTTGCAATTTTCTATTTGTATATATATCAACAGTGCCGGATTAAGGCCCTTCGTAGGGAATTTATGAAGAGGAACGATGTGTGTTTCCAGCGAAATATGGAACCCGATTCCTCCTCTCGTACTGTGACTCGTGTCAGTAGTGCAGTCGTGCCTTTGACAGGTGCGGCCATCGCTATTGGTATTGCTCTCATTGGACGTTGGTTGTCCCAGCGTAACAATTTTGAAGCAAACACAGGCGAGAAAAAAGAAATTTCTTGGATGGGATTGGTCATGGAACAACTCAAATTTTCCGTGAAAGTACCACGTGCTTGCCAGACTGCCACAACAGACCAAATTATGAGTACTATCAAGAAGAGTGTCGCTCACGCAACTTTTACTCTTCCCAATGGTCATGTTAGTAGGAACTCTCTTGTTTTCACGCAAAAAGGTGTTGCCATGTTCCCAGAACACGTCTTTTATGACAAAGGAAAACCTTCTCTTGAGAAATTTTCAAGTGTTCAAGTTCACACAGAGCTACATGATGGCCCTAATGGACATATGGATTTCTATGCGGATTCTGCCAATTGCGTACCTTTCTGTAATGGTGCAGATCTAGTGTTGTGCAACGTTGAACGTTGCCCCGATGCATTTGATTTTTATAAGTGGTTTCCCACCACATTGCCTAAGGGTTCTTCTATGGCTGTTCTTGCAGGTAGACGGTTTAATGAGTTTTTCTCTGAACCTATCAATGTCACCTACAAGACTACTGGACACAAGTTTAATTCTCAGATGGACGGCGGCGAGTATGATCATGCCACCGATTATGACGGATTGTGCATGACACCTGTCATTGTTGATGGGAAATCCCCCTGTGTAGTAGGACTCCATATTGCTAGTGACCTTGTCAAAAAAGGTGCTATGGTTACAGTTACTCAAGG